GAAGTAATCTAAGTAAGTTACGACTTTTGCTCCATTTAGTTTTGCTGCTTCTACAAGTCTCCAGTCATATTCTTCATTATAAAAGACAATATCAAGTTGATTGTCCTTTACCCATTTTGAAACAGTTTCTGGATTAAGAGCATACTTCGGTGAGTATGCTACTTTTGTTTTAATTCCAAAATCATCAATATTTCCTAAAAATGTTCCATCACGTACACTAAAAGGTCTCGCAATTAAAAATAAATCATGTTCATCTTGTAAGGCACGCATAAAATTTTTTGTAACATGAAATTGACCTCTCTCACCAACTATTGATATAAACCCTATTTTTTTTCGCATGATATTTTTAATTTATATAAACATCTTCCCAAGAATTTTGTTTCTTTTTTGTTTCAATCGTCAATAATAAATTGCGTACTAATGGTCTGTAATCAAAATATTTCAAAATCTTATTTCGACCATTTTGTGCAATTTGACATCGTAATGTTTCATTTGCTAAATAGTATTTTATTTTTTCATGCATCTCTTCTACAGTTTCAAACCAATCTAATTCAATACCTCTTTCAAAAAGTTCTTCGAGTCCTTCAATATATTGTGTTAAATAAAATGTGCCACAAGACATATAGTTACCTAACCTATCTGACGAGTATTTTGTTCTGTTAAAACTATTTGAACCAATTCCTATCCTTGCACCATTAATATATCTAACATAATCTGGATTGCCTAACCATCGTTTTCCATCATGTCCGAACATTCGAATTTTAAGAGTCGTATCTAATCTTACTTCTGCTACTTGTGAAAAAGTAATAGATGTCAATGAATCAATTATTTGATTTCGAATAAGATTGTCACCAAATCCACGACGACCTGTCCAAAGCACATCAGATTGATAAGTAGAATCTACTTCCTGTGGAGAATAAAAAGTTGAATCTGTAAATGTAAAAATTGATCCTACACCCGTCATTCCAGAAAATAAATGCTTTTTTAAATACTCTCCCCCGAATGTTCCAAAAAACCAATCTACCCCTGCTTTCAAAAGTTTAGTATCATGGACAGATGGCTCATTACGAACATCAGCGGCCCACTTAACAATTATCGCATTTGGAAAACTTTTCTTAAGAAAATGAATAGCTTCTGGTGCAATTTTTTCACATTTGCCCAACCAAATTATTTCAGGGATTCTTCCTGAAATAAGCCAATGGTCAACCAATCTTTTTAATTCAGTGTTGGCGTCGGGAAACGCACGATAGTCGAGCCGATATACTTCATACCCGTTTGCTTCGAGACCTTTTGCAAAAATTTGGTCTCCACAATATGGGCTGGCTTGCATAATTAATTTCGGATCAAAAACACCGATGCACAGCGCATATTTAGTATTCTGAATAATATTTGATATTGGCTGCTTCATGAGCATTAATGATATTAAAAATTATTCTATATAAATGTAACCTACAGCACCAGAACCTGAAATTGTTGCATAAAGGCCAGTTGCGAATTCAGCACCGTGCAAATTCGAATCTTTTGATTCATTTGCAACAGATTTTGCACTACCTTTGTCAGTGCCAGTACCGTCTGTGCTATCATTTAGTACAATAGAAGATGTTGCAGAGGTTGCGACAATCGTAACTCCTTTTACGTAACATTTCGAACTTAAGACTACTCCTGTCGATGTAACTTTGTATGCTTGCATAATTGTGTTAATTGATTAATAATCTTATTATTTATTATATTCCGAAATACAAAATATTTATACTTTTTTAGCTTTTATTTCTTGCATTCGATTTAAAAATGTCTGTTTTATAACAATCGGAGCTTCGCCAATATGACCCATCGAAGCTTCTGGATCGACAAAGATTTTCAAACCCGCTGCTTTTGCTTTGAGACAAAAATCAAAATCGACTGAAAAATGTTTATCTGGATTATCCTCAGCATACCAAGTCTCAAAAAAAGGATACCTAATTTTTTCAAAAACTTCTCTTTTGATGAGTATTCCACCCGTTCCGATTGCATCAACTTCTTGAAAAACTTCTGGAAAAATCGGTGTGTGATCGTCAGTGCCATTTATTTTTTTGTACACGCACGGGTGATAATCGGGGGTTCGTTTGAATGCTAAACCTCCGACGATGTCAACATCATGCGCAATCAATTTTAATAAGAAATCTGATTCAAATGTCATATCATCATCAATCATCAAAATATGAGTGACTGTCACGTCTTCTAATGCTTTTTTTACTAGTAAGTTTCTAGCAGTATCTATCATCGTTCGAACTTGCCAAATCACACGAGTGTTGCTTGGAAGTTGAAGAGCCATTAAATCTGCCGCAAAGCGCCAATGCAGATTTCCGATAGTAGGTATACATATTGCAACAGTTTTTTCCATATGTGTTTATATTATCATAGTTTCAAAAAATGTACAAAAATAAAAAGCTCACAACATTTGTGAGCCTTTTATTTCCACTTCTGAGTTATAAAGTGAGTGGTACTTCAAATTTAGGTAACGATAGATGCGTATCCTCGTCTCCAATCTCCAAATGCAGCTGCACCTCTCCAATCTACACCGAAGTAAAGTTTCTTCCTCATGAACTCAGATTCCGTGCCATCAGTCAATTGACTGAACATCGGAGCCTTTCGTAATTGAAGAATAATCGGCTTTACAACGCTGCGAGTATCGAAAAGATACCAGTTGTTTGTGTCTACAAGATAATCATTAACAACGACTGTCAATCCTTTGTAGATAGTGTTTACTGCATTGAATGCAGTAGTCGTACCTTCAGAGGGATCAGCAGGAGAGTTAATAAGTTTCTTAGCAGTCCATTCGAGATCAGGCGGAACAACGATAATGTTCGGACGAACTCCAGCCGGTTTACCCTGGTCAGTTTTGAACTTTCTCATGACCGTGATAGCTGATTGAAGTGCGGAAACAGACAATGCTGTCGAACCCTTGTTGGAATGAGTACCAGAATTTCCTTCGCTGTGGTTCGTAGCAAAGAATGCTTTGCCGTCGTAACACGACACTGTTTTACCATCGAACAATGACCCAGCTGAGCCAGTCGTATTGACACCCTCAGGAATAAGAGTGTACACTAACTCATCGAAGAAACGAACAGCTTCTACTGAAAGCTCTTTCGTTCTGATTTCGATCTGTCCATATTGCTCGTCTTCTATCGCATTGCGATCGACGGCTATGGAAGCTTCAAAATCTCTATTCGGAACTGTGAAATTGTGCTCAAGCAAACCTTGCGGTGTTCTTTCGTCTTTCCATTCTCTCATCTTCGGAACTGCACCTAGCCAGGGATACGTTTCTTCACTCTTAGTCGATTTAATTTCTGTGGCAATATTCAAATATTGCTTTTCTGCGGCTTCGAATGAAGTCATAAACTCAGTACGCATACCCGCGAGTAACAGTTTCGGAATATCACTTTTTACTAACATATGAGTTTATCTAACGTCAGAATCGATTCGGACTTTGACATAGGTCGCGTCCACGACTTTGACGATGTATCCACAAGCGATAGAGTTTGTTGAAGAAGTTCCAACAGTCTGGTCATCTGAAACGTACACTCTGACTCCAAGATTAGTTTGAGTAGCACCGCCCGCGAGGGTGTACTTAAACGAACCAGTCTTGTAGACTCTAACGGTGACACCACCATCAGAAGCCGTGCCAGTAGCACTTTCAACTGCGACACCCAAGAAAGTATAGCCTGAGCCATCATCTCCCGGTTCCGCATAACCAGTACCTTTGTCAACGAGCAAGCCACCTTTGTAGATAACTGCACTCGCTTTTACAGGAACATCCACAATTTCTCCATCTTGGCGCTCTGCTTCGTATGCTGCGCTTAATGCTGTCATGTGCTTGTGAATTTAACTAACTAATAATTTAACCAAAAATGGTTGATTTTTGCGATTTCTCAGAGCTCATCTCCTTCGCATGGAGCCAAGCTTCCTTAGCTTTCTCTTCAGAAAGATTCATTTTGCCCATGTAAAAATCCTTTACTTCTGTAGGCATTTCTTCAATTTTTGCAATTTCATCTGGTTTCTTTTCTACAGGATTTTCAACAGTGCCATCTTCACTAAAGTTTACTAACTTCGGTTGAGATGCCATAAAACCGTCTAACATCTTTTTCATATCGATCGATGAATCAGACAGTTGGATTGTTTTTATGGTGTCGCACAATGCTATGAAGGCTTCTTTCTGCGCGGGTACTATTTTCCCCTGCTTCAAGTACTCTTCGTAGATTGCTACTGAATCAGAGAGCACAACCTTCTCTTCTGTTTCAGCTTCGTCGGACTTGATTTCCACAGTCCCGTCGGCTTTCGCCTCTGTTCCTTTTGAATCCGCCTCCGAAGAAGATTTTATTTCTTCTATTTCTTTTTTTGTGTGTTTTGGTTTGCACATATAACCACCCTTTCCGTCATCTTCATATTCACCTTCTTTACCGTCTGGCATCTTGCATTTTTCTCCTTTCTTATGTTTTGCTTTTTCAACGTCTTCATCTTTTATTTCCAAATGCTTCTGGACATCTGCAAGAATTTTGAAAACTTGTCCTAACGATGCTTTTACATCAAATTCTGAATCTTCAAGCTGAATAATCTCTCTTCCTTCAAATTCATCACTGAGTGCAACGAATTCACCCATTCCTTTGAGATAGGGTTCAGCAACTAATGCGGCATGCAATAATACTGGACCAATGTATTCTTTTGTTTTCTTTACGAGATAGTTAGGATCAAAACTAGCAGAAATTGCTGTAATCAATCCTTTCTTGATTTTTTCGAGAATTGAATCATCTTTGATTTCAATAATCGCATCCAAACCATCTTCAGTTTTGATAAGATCGACAACTCTTCCAGTATTCTTAGAAGGATCGCTGGTGTGTGTCAACGGCACAGGTACTGAATCTAGAATGCCTGCTTTGAAATTTTTAATCATCTCATCAATTTTCGCATCTGTAATTTCAAGCTCGCCATTATCAGCGGCCCAATGATACCATTTGCCTTTCTTAAGAATTTGTTTTCTGAATGTATTTTTTTCAGAAAGTTCTACTGCTGTTGAATCTTGTGTGTTTAATTGAAATACAGGTCTTGCTTCAGCAGTTTCAGCAAAATTGTATTCGGTTATTTTTTTCGTCATTGTGTTATTTTTGTTTGTTGTTTTAAAAAACTCAAGCACGTTATCGACTACGGCTTTATCTTCTCCCGTCAAACGTCCTGCTAACAATTGAAGATCTGCAATAAGACTTTTTTCAGTATCTGCTTCTTGCATTTTTGTTAAAAAGAGCTGTTTGACTATCGAAGAACTTATCGTTTTTGCTTCAGCATTCGCTGGAACTGAAACGATCGAGACTTCAAACAATTTTATTTGTGTTATTTGTAATATTGATCGACCAGCGTCATCTGCTACTGTTTGCGTCCAATCCATTGCTCGTCCCCGAATGGATAATTTACTCAATGTCCCATCTTTTACTTTTTCTATCAAATCTGATTCTGTCTTCGAAATAATAATCTTTACTAAAAGACCTTTATTATCAATTTTCGTTTCTGTCACGCGACCAATCGGTTTGTCTGTGTTGTGATTGAAAAGAACAGTATTATATGTAAGTAGATCGTCTTTTGCACCTTCGAGAGCTTGTCGAGTGATTTGACACTCATCTGAATCAACATCATATGTCGAAGCATATGCCCAAATAGCAAAATCTCCAGTTTGTTCAGGTGCTATTGTTTTGATAATCTCAGGTTCAAATGTAAATCCAAAGTCTCGCATATATGTATCTATTATAATTATTATTTGTTAATTTGTTAAATCGTATCTAATTTATCCCATTGGTGATGTAAAAATTTACGTAAAATCAATTCATTCGCAACTATTTTGTGTGCAACTACTGTTTTTGCGAATGAATCTGCAGTCTGATTTCGATGTAAAGCCATATGCGTTCGATACAAAAAGTCTGGTCGCATCTGTTTTACTATTTCTGCAGATATTTCATCAGCTGTTAGATAATCCTTTCCGTTTTCTTCGAGAGCTAGCTGCTTCTTAGTAGATGCTCCTTCAAAAGAACCTTTGTGAGATGCACAATGATTTTTTGCCCGTTCAGCAGTCCAATTTGTTTTTGCATAACGATATGCTTGCACTGCAGACGCATTTGTAGCTTTTAGAACACCCGTTATAAGAGTTAATCCTTTCGTTTTTGTATGCAATGTTCGAAAAGAATCTTTTTTAAAAAGACCCGGAGATTTAATTCGACACGAATGCTGGTTTGGATATGGCATAAATAAATTATACTACTACGTTGTTTAATTGTAAAAATCGTTTATTCGCATAATCTCTGCCTAACGCTTCAAAATGATCTAGAAAGTTAGGTTCGTTTTTTAGAACTTCAGCAGAAAGAGCAATCTCTTTTTTGATTTTATTGTCTGTCGGGGGTGCTGGTAATTTTTTCGAATCAGCGATAAGCTTCTTTCCATTTTCAAATGCTTTAATTGCTTGCAATTGTGGATTTTCTTTTTCTGACAAATCAAATCCTAATTTTTCAGCAGCTTCTTTTGATAGTTTGTCAATAAATTCCTGGGGAACTAACGTCGGATCTTTCGTCAACAATTTCTCAAAGAGACCTAACAGGAATGATTGGATCGAATTATTCAATGGCATCAATTTAATTCGTGGATAACTCGCGTTGCTTCCAAAATTCCATTCAATCAACGGTGCTACTGCCCATTGATTCAATGTATCTTCCATTGATTTCATAATACTGTGTAACATTTGTACTATAAACTCTCCTTGCATCTCGTAACCTTTCCCATATGTGTACCCGTATGTTGATTTAGTACCCATTTGAATTGCTTGAGACAGTGCTGAAAGCGTCATTTGAGAATCATGGTGCTCGATTAATGGAAGCACGTCGTAGCCCGAGCTCGCGCGATTGATTTCCAATTCAAATCCCGGAGGAAGAGTAATTCTCGAGTTAATACCTATTGTGTCAACAACTTCTTCAGCAGCGTTGACATCTGCTTCACCAGTCGGCTTGCTAAGTTTTAGAATCTTAAGACCCACTGCATCAATTTCAGCTTTCTTATGAGCTAGATAATAGAGTTTGTGTTTTTTATCATAATGATAATATGCTGTCTTTAGAATGCTTTCTCCATATAATGGATGTCGTTCTCTCTGAAAAGTAAAAAGAACACATTTCTCTGGAGGAATAATTATGTCAACATATCGTCCCCCGAAATATGCTCGTTGTCTTGCTCCCATGAAACCACCATACTGATCCGAACGAAGATCAATAGTGTTGGAATCACGAGGTGCTAACTTTCTCCAGCCGATAAGACCTTTGTATT